ACAAGCTTTTATCAGATCGAATTGTTTCGCTTGGATTAGAAGGCTTTTACCAGATTCTTGACACTGAAATACGTGGTCAAAATGGGACTGAGTTTTCATTCTCTGGTCTACAAAACCATACTGTTGATTCTGTCAAGTCATTTGAGGGTGCAACTATCACTTGGATTGAAGAAGCACAGACTGTAAGTGCATATTCTCTGAAAATCCTTATTCCTACAGTGGTTCGTACACCAAACTGCATGATCATCATGTCGATGAACCCTAAGCTACCAAGTGATGCAGTTTATGCTGATTACGTTTCAGTTGAGCGGGATGACACGGTGGTTGTTCAGATCAATTACACAGACAACAAGCACTGTCCAGAAGACTTGATCAAGCTCGCTGAGCAGATGCGAGACACCGATTACGATGAATATGAGCATATCTATCTAGGTAAGCCTAAAGAAATTGCTGACGGTGCAATCTATAAGTCTGAGTTTGAGCAGATCAAGCGCGAAAATCGTATCTGTAAGGTTCCTCATGATCCTAATTTACCTGTTTACACCTCTTGGGATTTAGGGATTCTTGATCCTACAGCTATTTGGTTCTTCCAAGTGTACGGCAAAGAGATTCGAGTCATTGATCACTATGAAGCGAATAATGAGCCTTTATCGCACTATGCGCGCATTCTTGATGAGAAGGCAAAAGAGTATGGCTATCAATATGCAAAACACTTTGCTCCGCATGATATTGCTGCTCGAGATCTCTCAAGTGGCGTAAGTCGTGAAGAAACTATGGCTAAGCTTGGGTACAAGATGACTAAGGGCGCAAGGCTTGGTGTTGAAGACCGAATCGAAGCAACACGCCAGATGCTCAAAAACGCATGGTTTGACGCTGAGAAGTGTAAGTTTGGTATCAGAGCACTGCAAAACTACAGACGCGAGTTTAACGACAAACTAGAGCAATTTAAGGCTACTCCTGTGCATGACTGGGCATCGCACAGCTCAGATGCATTTGGGGAAGGCGCATTAAACATTAATAAGATGTGCGAGCCAACTAAAACTGCACCACCTCCACCTAAAGCCGCTTCATCTTGGATGGGATAAAATGGATAAAGACGAAAAAGACATTCTCGCTCAAGCAAAGAAGTTTCGCGACGATGCTCAAGACTATTGAAACGATATTTACTGTCAAGGTCGAGAAGATAAAGAGTTTGTGACAGTTAAAGGCGCTCAGTGGGACAGCGAAGCTATCAAGAAGCGGCAAGCAGAAGGTAAGCCAACACTAGAGTTTAACCTTGTGCATACGTACTGCCGTCAGCAAGTTAATACTCACAAGCAAAACCGACCTCAGATTCAAGTAGTGCCAGTTGACAGTGGTGCCGATGAAGAAATGGCGAAAGTTCTTGCTGGTCTTATCAAAGACACTGAAGAAGCAAGTAACTTTGAAGATGTAAACGACATAGCAGTTGAAAACGCTGTTTATAGTGCTGTTGGTTTTATCCGCATCACTGCCGATTACATCCACGAAAAAAGCTTTAATCAGGAACCAAAGTTCAAAGCTGTACATAACCCTGAAGCCGTCTTAATTGACCCGCTATCGCGTGAAATGGACGGCTCAGACATGAGCAAAGCGCTTGTGTGTGAATGGGTGTGTAAAGACACCATTGAAAAGCAGTATGACAAAGATGCTGTATCTGACTTTGAAATGGATGGCATAGAGAACTGGTTCAATGAAACTGAAAATACTGTTCTGATCGCTGAATACTTCTACAAAGATGAAGTAAAAGACAAGCTGATTATGCTTGAAGATGGTACAACAGATTTTAAGTCGGTTTTGCTACAAAGCTTCGCAGAAGATGACCTTAAAGCATTCACAGTTAATGAGCGCGATACCACTCGCACTGAAATCAAGTGGGCTAAATTGTCAGGTTGTAAAGTTCTTGAAACTGGTGTATTCCCCGGCAAGTACATCCCGATTGTGCCTGTGTATGGTGAAGTAATCTGGATCGGCGACAAGCGTCATATCTTCTCACTTGTGCACTTTGCCAAAGACCCACAACGCCTGTTCAACTATTGGAAGTCAACGGAAGCCAATATTCTTCAGAAGAACCAAGATGAATTGACTGTTGTTGATGCAAAAGCAACACAAGGCTATCCAGAATGGGATGATCCATCCAAATACAAGCATCTTCGCTATGACTATCTAGATGAAAACGGTAAACCACGTCCAGCGCCTGCAAAGATTGGCTCAGCTCAAGTACCTGTAGGTATTTTGAATGCTTCTGAGTCTGCAAAGACTTTGATTGCTGATACGTTGAATATGCATGCACCGCAAATGGGGCAAGACGTAAATCAACAATCAGGTAAAGCTATTGGTTTATTGCAACGTCAGGGTGAAACATCACAGTTTCACTTCCAAGATAATGACAATAAGTCAATTCGCCATTGTGGGCGCATTCTGTTGGGTTTATATCCGGTTTATTACGATACGCCTATGGTTCGTCGCATTATCGCGGCAGATGGTGAGTCAGAGATGGCTAAACTCAATGCCACACCACAAAATGAAGATGAGCAGGCTAAGGCGATTAATGGTGTCTTAAATGATATGTCAGTTGGCCGCTATGACGTTCGCATGGATACAGGTCCTTCATTTAATACCCAACGTGAGCAGTCATTCCAATTAATGATGCAATTAGCTCAGTTTGCACCAAACATCATGCAAGCTGCTGGCGACTTAATCATTAAAGATTCACCTCTCTTGAATTCTAAACAGATTGCAGAGCGTGTGAAGAAGTTAATGCCGCCTCAAGTGCTTGAAGAAGGTCAAATCAATCCTGAGCAAGCTAAAGCGCAAATCACACAGCTTGATCAGCTTGTACAGCGGCTTACTGGTCAGATTGAAGCTCTACAGAAAGAAGTACAAGACAAGGTTGAAGACCGCAATCTTGAATTACTTAAAGCACAAATCAATGCTGAGAAAGATTTGCAAGTAGCACAAATCAATGCTGCTAGCCGTGCAGACGTTGAAGAGCTGAAAGGTACAGTTGCTTTGCTTAAAGAGCAAATCGGACTTAATCAAGTTCCACAGCAATGGCTTACACAAGGCGAATCATTACCTGACTACCAGACAGATTTGCCAAAACAAGATTATTCGCTGCAAGGTGCGCCTGAACCACCACCTGAGCAAGCGCCTAGCATTCAGAGCCCTGCCGAACAGCAGGGTTTTTTAATGCCTGATCAAACGGTTCAGCAAGAAGACTTCGCTCCTAGTCCTGATCAGACTGGGGAAGGCGCACAACCGATCGAAGGTAATTTATTGCCAAACTTGGAGCAACAAAATGGATCTGAATTCTGATACTCAAGACGTCGTTGAAACCACTGCAACGGAAAATACAAGTGTAGAAAGTCAAGAGACAAATTCTCCAGAAACAGAAACTCAGGAACCTGAAGCAGGTGAGCAACAACAAGATGGCGAGCCTAAACCAGAACCTGAAAAACCAAAGAAAAGTCGTGCTCAAGAACGCATTGAGCAATTGGCTCGTGAAAATGCTGAGCTTCGTCGATTCAAAGCTGAATCTGAAGCAAAGCAAACTGAGCCAAAAGCAGACGCCAAACCAACTAAACCACGAATCGAAGACTTTGAAACATATGAAGAGTACTTGAAAGAGCATGATGCATATGAAGAAAAGCTAGATGAATGGCGCATTAGTGAGGCTGAGCGTCGTATTCAAGAAAAGCAAAGCAAAGCATCAAAAGAAACAGAGCAAGTTCAGCGTGAAGCTGAATATGAGGCTGTTATTGCTGGGTTGGCTGATGAAGGTATTGATATAGATCATTACACCAAGAAAGCTGAGCAATTGCCTGCTTTGCCTATCCAGCTTGTAGAGCTTGGTTTATCAACCAAAGAGACTTTGTTGCTTGCAAAAGACCTGCTAGATGACGAAGCCACATATTTAGAACTGTCTCGGATGTCACCAGCACAGGCAATTTTAAAAATTGGCCAATACATCGGTACTAAGTCGACTAAAAGCGCCCCACCTGTTTCAAAAGCTCCACCACCAATAAAACCTGTCCAAGCAAATGCATCAGTTAAGCGTGATGCTGAAAAGATGTCAGATAACGAATTCCTTAAATCACGGGGTCTATAACCTATGTCAAATAATATTTTAACGCATGCAAAAATTGCCAAAGAAGCTGCTGCAATGCTTTTAGAAAAGTCGATTTTTATTCGCTCAATTAGCCGTAGTCGTGAAAAAGAGTTTGCTAAAGAACTTGATGGCTACAAAATTGGCAACTCTGTAAAAATTAAAATCCCACCTGTACCAGTTGTTACTGATGGTAATGTCTTAAACCCAGATCACCAAAGTATTAACGCGCAGGAAGAAGAAGTAGTTCTCACTGTAGATACCCATAAACATGTGGGCTTAAAGTTCGGTGTATATGAGCGTGAACTTGATATTGCTGATTATAAAGAACGTTTTTTAAAGCCTGCAGTAAACTCTTTAGCGTCGGTGGTGGATGCCGATATTTTGAAGCGAGCTATTAACACAGTTAATAACTTTACACTACAAACAAATTCTGAGCCTCACCCTTTGGCTGCATTTGGGCGTGTGCGTGGGATGATGAACCGAGCATTATCACCAGATACTGATCGCAAAGCCTTACTGTCAAGTGATTTCACAAATACGCTTGTTGACAACAGCGGCACATTGTTCAACCCAAATGCTGAAATTGCTAAGCAATATAAAGAAGGTTATGTAGGCCGTGCGCGTGGTTTCGACTTCTTTGAATCAGAGCACATTTGGACATTAACCAACGGTAGCAAAGTTACAGGTGTAACAGTTAATGGTGCTGGCCAATCGGGCGGCCTCTTGGCAATTGGTGGTCTTACTGCTGGGGACACTATTAAAGCAGGTCAAGTATTTACAATTGCTGGGGTAAATATGATTCACCCGCTTACTCGTCAAACCTATGGTAAGCCAATGCAGTTTGTTGTTCTTGAAGACTTCACTGCGGCTGGTGCTACCGGTGCAATCAAAATTTATCCAGAAATCAAGCCTAATATGATTGGTTCAGTGCTTGCAGCCAATGCAAATGTCACAGATCGACCAGCAGCCTCAGCAGCTTTAACATTTGTTGGTGCAGCTGGAGCTGTAGTTGATCAGGCCTTGTGTTTTGATCCACATGCATTTGCTGCTGCGTTTGTGCCGATTGGTGTTATTCCAAATGCTGAAGGTTATATGTTTAAAGCAGATAACTTTGCTTTAACGATCCAAACAGGTGGCAACATTACTAACTTAGATACAGATACACGTCTTGATGTGTTGTATGGGTTTAAAACAGTTCGTGGCAACCATGCTGGTCGTGTAGGTATTGTTCAGTAACAAATAGGGGCTTCGGCCCCTTTCTCATTTGGAGAGAGATATGGATTACCCAAAAATGCTCTACAAGGGCACTTTAATTAAATTTGAATTCACCACAGCAGTTTCAGAAGAGCATGAAGAAGAATTAAAAGCTGATAGCTGGGTTGAGCATCATGAATTAGAAGAGCCAGTAAACATTGATGACGCTAATGATCCGGGAGATGGTATTCAAGAAATTGATTTGGATGCTTATGTTCCTGTTGAGCAGTTTGATGAAGTTGCAGGAAAACTCGTTGAAGCGGAAGAGCGACTTGCAGCAGCAAAAAGTGAATTTCATTCACAAATTAATGATCTTCAGTTAGAAAAGCAAAAACTTGAAGAAGAATTGAAGGCACTACCTGCAGCAACTGGCGTTCCACAAGAAGTTTATGACGCAGTCTATCAAGAGCGCGAACAGCTTCTTAAAGAAAATGCACAGTATAAATACTCAGCCATGAGTGCAGCGGAATTAAAAACGGTGCTTGATGGCAAAGGTATTAAATACGGTTCGCGTGATGAAAAGCCAGCTCTTGTAAAGCTTGTGCTTGAAAACCAATAACCAATCTTAAGGAGCAGTCATGATCGTCAGTAAGATTGTAGAGTCTGCTATGAAGAAGTTGGGTATCTTGGCTTCTGGTGAACGTGCTAGTGGCGAGGACATGGCTGATGGCATTGAATGCTTGCAAGATCTCTTGGACCAATGGGCTTTAGATAAGCTTTACGTTTACAAAGCAAATACTCTGATCATTCCGCTTAATGGTGCAGGTGAGTACCGCATCGGCAATAAAGCAAACATCCAAGATTGTTGTGAATACGAGATTTCAAACTGTCCAGTTTGCACACCAGACGAACCAGCAGAAGATCCTTGCGAATGTATTTGCGGGTGTACTAGTGAGACGCCAAAACCAACCATGTATGCTGATATTTCTATGATATCTGATGACGCTTGGCTTGATGACTGCAAAATTCAGCTCGCACGTAATACAAACCGAACTCCGCCAGTTTATGCCCCTGTTGAGTATTGGCAAGAACCTGATGCATGGGTGTTTAAAGTTGAAGAAGGAAACTTCAAGCAACTTAAGTTGAAGGTTTACACGCTCCCTAAGAACCTCAAGCCTAAAGATGAAATCCCTCTGCCACCTCAATACAAGCGCCCTTTAAAGCTGACCTTGGCAATTGAGATGGCCTCTATGTTTGGTACAGAACCACCATTAAGTGTGGTCCAAAACCAAAGCAATGCAATAGAAATGCTTAAATCAAGCAATTCTGTTCCTGCATATTCAAGTAATGATTTACCTGTAGGAGTTGGATGCTATGGTGAGCACCGTTATTGATATTCCTATAGTCGGACAATCATATCACCTTGAAAATTGGTCTGTTGACTGTCAACGCACACTTAACCTTTTCCCGCAAGTGGTTGAAAGTGGCAATGCGCCACAAGTTGCCGCTTTACTTCCAACTGCTGGATTAGTAAAAAAGTTTGAGTTTGACAGTTATATTCGTGGTATGTACGCCATGAGTGACCGTTTTTTTGTGGTGGCCGGGCAAAAGCTTTTATCAATTAAAGCGGACAATTCTGTTAAAGAGTTAGGTGAAGTCAGTGGAATTGGAAGAGTATATTTTGCTGATAATTCTGTTCAATTGATGATTGTGAGTAATAACTCTTATAGCTTGGATCTTAAGAGTAATACTTTAAAAAAACTTGAACTTGGTGAATTCTTTGGCGCATCAGATGTGACTGCACTTGATTCTCGCTTTATTTGGACTGTACCGCAATCTGGACGGTTTCAGTGGTCTAACCTGTTATCTACTGATACTAGCGCACTTAATTACGCAACTGCTGAGGCTAAATCTGACAACCTTGTACGATGTATTGAGAACAATGATCAGCTTTGGCTTATTGGTGAAAAGACTACAGAAATCTGGAGTTCTACAGGCTCTAGTGACGCACCTTTCCAACGTATGGGCGGGGCGATTATTCCAACAGGTTGTGTTGCACCTGCTTCGGTTTGCCGTTTCGGAGGGAGCTTGGCTTGGGTATCTCGAACAGAACATGGTCAAGGTGTAATTGTAATTACGGAAGGTTTTACAACTTCTAGAATTTCAAATCATGCTATTGAAGCTGATATCTCAAGTTACAAGAGTATTGAAGATGCCTACAGTATTTCTTATCAAGAAAATGGGCACTCATTCCTTCTAATAACATTCCCCAATACTGGTTTTCTTAATAACTGTTTTGACCTTTAAGTATTACAAGCAAAAGTTAACACGACATATTTTTCTTCTATTTATTTTCTCAAATTACTATTTGGTTGTATTGATGCTTGCTGCAGAGCGCCTAAAATTTGGTTTCTTAGTTCTAACATTGGCATTACTTTTGACTGGAACTAAGCGACTGATTGGTTTAGGCACATCAATGCTTACGCACACCCAAATGGCATTAATAATTGCTCCATTGTACATCTCAAAAATTTTAAAAGAGGATGTTAAGCTTTGGAAAAAAATAGCAGTTGCAGTTATATGCCTTGTCGGATTTGCGGGGGTATTTTATTTGTTAAGAGAGCAAATCACATCGAAATTTGAAATCTATGCGAATAATACCGAAGATAGTGGAACTGGTATAACTGGTGCATTAAAAACAAGTATTTTTGTTATTCTTTCCTTTATTTCAACACGTCAATTTGCGCTAATTATTGCTGGCATGCCCTTAATTTCATTGGCATATTTTCTTGGTGCTGACCGGATTGGTATGCTTGCTTTTATTTTATATGCAGCCGCGGTAGTGTTCTATAAAGGCAAGGCTGATTTATTCCTATATTTTGTCATGTTGTACTTTTCATATAAGTCAATACACTTTATTCTTAATGTTATAAAATATGGCAACGGTTATGTAGGATAATAAAAGTGAGTCAAGCAT